GGATTTGAAGACATGGGAGCTAATGGTGAGCCTACAGGTCTTAAACTGCCTTATATCATTACTATTGACGAAAACTCAGAAACTGTACTAGCTATTAGAAGGAACTACATAGAACAAGACCCACTTAAAAACAAAATTAATTATTTTGTACAATATAAGTTCTTACCGGGACTAGGATTTTATGGCTTAGGCCTATCACACATGATTGGTGGTATATCCAAAGCATCCACATCTATTTTAAGACAACTTATAGACGCTGGAACTTTAGCTAATTTACCAGCCGGTTTTAAAGCTAGAGGTATGAGAATCAGAGATGAAGACCAACCTTTACAACCCGGTGAATTCAGAGACATTGATACTACTGGTGGTTCTTTAAGAGAGAACCTTATACCTTTACCAATCAAAGAACCAAGCAATGTACTTATGCAATTACTCGGTTTACTAGTTGATTCTGGTAAAAGATTTGCAGCTATTGCTGACATGAATGTAGGTGATAGCAACCAAGCTATGCCTGTTGGTACTACTGTAGCTCTATTAGAAAGAGGCACAAAGGTAATGAGTGCTATTCATAAAAGATTGCACTATGCACAAAAGATAGAGTTTGAATTACTGGCTAAAGTGTTTGCAGAGTATCTGCCACCTTCTTATCCTTTCACAGCCGGCACAGCTCCAAACGAAATTAAACAACAAGACTTTGATGGTCGTGTTGACATCGTACCAGTCTCAGACCCAAACATATTCTCACAAAGTCAAAGAATCACTTTAGCTCAAGAATTGTTGATGATGGTTCAATCTAACCCTGAGATACATGGTCAACAAGGTATGTATGAAGCTTACAAAAGAATGTACGCAGCACTTGGTGTAGACAACGTAGAATCGTTGATACCACCACCACCTGATATGACACCACAACCAGTAGATGCTGGTTTAGAGAATAGTAGCCTTATGTTAGGACAACCAGCTCAAGCTTTTGAAGGACAGAACCATGAAGCACACTTAGAAACACATAAGAGTTTGTTTTTAACACAAGTGGTTAAGGACAACCCACAGATACAATCAATAATCATAAGTCACTGCATGCAACACTTACAGTTCTTATCATCACAAATAGCCAGTCAACAGATACCACAAGAAGTGCAAATGCAATTACAACAAGCACAGGCAGAAATGCAACAGATGCCAGCAGACCAAGTAATGCAAATGCAACAACAGATACAAATGACTTTAGACCAATACAGTGCACCAGTTATGGCACAACTTACTTCTGAGTTCTTACAGTCTATAGGACAAGGACAAAGTAACGACCCATTGGTTGATATAAGAAAATCAGAGCTAGATTTAAAAGATAAAGAGCTAGATATTGAAACACAACAATTTACTCAGAAACAGAATCAAAGAGCACAAGAGAAGATGCAAGAGAACATATTGCAAGAACAACGCATAAATGTGCAAAAAGATATAGCAGATGATAAACTAAATGTAGCTATAGACAGACTTAGACAAAATGCTGATCTAAAGCTGATGGAATTAGGTACAAAAACGAGGAATTAATAATGGCAACATCATTTAAAATTAAAGCAGTAGCTGAACTTAGAGCTGCTAAAAAGATTGCAAGACAACAAGAAGCTACAGCACAGGCAGAATACGAAGAAAACAAAGCTGCTAAACTTTTGGCTAATGAAAAAAGAAGAGCAGACAAAATGGTAAGAATATCGCAACCAGAACCAACACCAGCTCCTGTTGTTGAAGAAGTTGTTGAAGAAACAGTAGAAGAAGTAGTTGAGCAACCAAAAGCCAAAGCGAAGCCAAAAATTACTGTAAAGAAAAAAGGCAGACCAGCAAAGGCTAAAAAATAATGCCTGATGATTTTGAGTTACTCGATGCAGTCAAAAAGATTATATCGAAAAGAGAGTCACAAATTGGCGAGACTATGATGTCAGGTGGCTTGAAAGATATGGAACATTATAAATATTTGCAAGGAGAACTATCTGCTTTATACTACATGAAAGCAGAATTACAGAATTTATTTAAAAAAGATTAAATGGCAGAATTAAAATCAACTAACGACATAGTAGCTAATGCTTACATAGAAGAAGAAGCAAGAGTTCTCGACCCTACTTTACTAGAGAAGTCTGTTTTAGATAGGATGCCTCAACCAACAGGTTGGCGTATGTTGGTTTTACCATACACTGGTAAAGCAACTACAAAAGGTGGCATACATTTAGCACAAAGCACTGTAGATCGTGAGGCTTTAGCAACAGTAGTTGCATATGTAGTTAAACAAGGACCTGACTGCTATAAAGATACAAAAAGATTTAGTGGGAAACCATGGTGTGAGGAGAAACAATGGGTTTTAATAGGGCGTTACTCTGGCTCTAGGTTTAAATTGGAGGAAGGTGCAGAGGTTCGCATCATCAATGATGATGAAGTGATAGCCACAATTCTCGACCCTGATGACATAGTGAGTTTATGATGAATGAACAAGAAAATGCACAACAAATTCAGCCAGAAGCTGATGATGTTGAAGTAGAGGTAGTAGAACAGGAAGCTTTAGTAGAATCTAGCCCAGATGATGAGCTAGAAAACTATACTAAATCGGTTTCCAAAAGAATAAATAAGTTGAATGAACGCAATAGACAAGCTGAAGAAAAAGCAGCTGATTTAGAGCGTAGATTGGCTCAAAAAGAGCAAGAAACAGCTTATATGGCTCAAGAAAGGTTGCAAACGCACCAAACCTTGATACAAAAAGAAAAGGAAGCAATACAAGCTAAAGAGATGCAAGCAGATGACTTGTACAGAAAAGCAGTTGATTCTGGTGATGCTGAGTTGATGTCAAAGGCTGACACTCTTAAAAGTGATCTGAGCATACAGAAAGAAAAGGTTAGAATGGCTGAAGCACAGTCACAACAAACTTTTCAAAATCCACAGCCAGTACAACAACAACAATACCAAGAACAAGCACCAGCTACTGTAGAACCTAGCACACAAGCAAAAGGCTGGCATGACAAAAACCAATGGTATGGTGACAGTAGTAATGATGACAATGTACAAGCTACACAATTTGCTTATTTCACACACTACAATTTAATTAACGAAGGTTATGAAGCTGATTCTGATGACTATTACAGTGAGCTAAATAATAGAGTTTATAAAGTTTACCCTGATTTACAGGGCAATAATGACGTTCAAAATGAAGACAGGCCCGCTGTGCAAAGAGTCGCTTCAACTTCTGTAGGAAGTCGTCAAAAAACACAAGGCAAGAAGAACGGAGTGACTTTTTCTAAACAAGAAGTAGATCGTCTTAGAGGATTGAAACCACATAATATGTCTGAAGAGGCATGGTTGAAATCTGTTGCTAAAGAGAAACAAAAAATTTCACAAAGAGAGGCAAAATAAAATGACTAACGAAATAGAACAAGAAACTACAACCAGAAAATCCCGTGAATCCGAGTCACACGCTAAAGAAACTCGTAGAACCCCATGGAGACCAGTAAGAAAACTAGAAACACCTCCAGCACCTGAAGGATATGAATATCGATGGATAAGAGAATCAATGATGGGGCAAGAGGATAGGGCTAATGTAAGTAGAAGAATTAGGGAAGGTTGGGAGCTTGTAAAAGGTTCTGATTTACCTCAAGAATTTGACTTACCAACTATGGATTCTGGCAGACATACTGGTATTGTATATAACGAAGGACTACTCTTAGCGAAGATACCACTTGAAACCATTGCTGAACGTAATGCTTATTACCAAGGTAAAAACCAACAAGCGAAAGAAGCGTTAGACAATAATATGTTTAATGAATCTTCAAAAGATGGAAGGTATGTCAAGTATGACTCGCAAAGAAAGTCTAATGTTACTTTTGGAAAAAAGTAATTAATATAAATAGGTAAAAAATTATGGCTAATAAAGATGCCCCATTTGGATTAAAACCTGTTCGTATGATGGGCGGAGCACCCTATTCTGGAGGTCAATCCAGATACAGGATAGCTAGTGGAGCCACAACACCAATTTTTAATGGCGATTTAGTTACGCAATTAACAGCTGGAGTTTTGGGTCGACATGCTGCAACTGGTACTGTTCCGATTGTCGGAGTGTTTAATGGAGTCAGTTATACTGACCCAACTACTGGCGAACAAGTATTTAAAAATTACTATCCCGGAAGCATTAGTGCTTCTGACATAGTAGCTAACGTGATTGATGACAGTAATGTTGTTTTTGAAGTTCAAGCAGACGCAGCAATGCCTGTTGCTGACTTGTTCGGAAACTTTGACATTGTTGAAAACTCTCCTGTTGGCGATACAGCCTCTGGAAGGTCTAATGTTGAATTAGATGTAGGTACTGGTGCAACCACCGCTACTCTGCCTCTAAAAGCAATAGATATTTCACAGGACCCTGATAACGATGACGTAGCGTCAGCTAACACCAATGTTCTTTGTGTGATTCAAAATCACATAATGGGACAGAAAGGTGCTGGTCTAGCATAAGGTAGGTAAAAAATGGCAATATCAAGAGCTCAACTCGCTAAAGAGTTGGAACCCGGATTAAACAGCCTCTTTGGCTTATCTTACGATGAGTACAACAGAGAGTACGAAGAAATCTTCTCTATAGAAGACTCTAATCGTGCCTTTGAAGAAGAGGTGTTGATAACTGGATTTGGTTCCGCACCAACGAAGACTGAAGGTCAAGGCGTTAGCTTCGACAACGCATCAGAAAGTTACAGTGCACGTTATACCCACGATACAGTGGCGTTAGCGTTTGCTTTAACAGAAGAAGCGGTTGAAGATAATCTTTATGATTCTTTAGGCAAAAGGTATGTAAAAGCACTAGCTAAATCAATGGCTAACACCAAAGAAGTAAAAGGTGCTGATGTGTTAAACAATGCTTTCTCATCTAGTTTTACTGGTGGAGATGGCAAATCACTCATAGCAACAGATCACCCACTTTCAGGTGGTGGTTCAGCTGCTAACAGAGCGACATCAATGGCCGATCTTAACGAAACTTCATTAGAAGATGCGTTGATTGACATTAGTGGTTTCACAGATGACAGAGGATTGACAATTTCTGTTCAAGCTTCAAAAATGGTAGTTCCTAGTGAACTAGTATTTGTAGCTGAAAGAATTTTAAATTCAAACCTTAGAACTGGAACTTCAGACAATGACTTAAATGCTGTGAAAAGCACAGGGGTATTACCCGGTGGTTACTCAGTAAATCATTATCTGACAGACCCAGATGCTTTCTTCCTGTTAACTTCTGTCACCGATCAAGGCGATGGTCTAAAAATGTTCCAAAGAAGTGGTATGGAAACTTCTATGGAACCAGACTTTGCTACAGGAAACATTAGATATAAAGCTCGTGAGCGTTATTCTTTTGGTTTCTCTGATTGGAGAGGAATTTATGGGTCGCAAGGTGCATAACTAGAACGATTAGAAATAGCGTTTATAACTCAACTATTTCAGAAAAAGGGCAACTTAGGTTGCCTTTTTTTTGGCGTAAACAATTTGCACTATATGATTGCAGAGAGTATGATTTTACTACTAGGATTTTTTTATATTGTTTTATCAACTGACCTAGCAGACTAGCCGAGATGATAAAACTTATTTCCGAAGGAGGAAATTATGGCAAATTCGACATTTAGTGGACCAGTCAGGTCACAAGGTGGTTTTAAAACAATAGACGTAGCTGCATCAACAGGTGCTGTTACTGATGGTTTAGTAATAAACGCAGATGGTAATATTTTTACTGATGATGGTGGACATATTCAATATGTTGCAGCAACAGGTTTCGGACCAGCTGATTTAATCGTAGGTAAAGGCGGTAGTCAATATGGTACAGCTAATCCTTACGCAGAAAGTGCAACACAACTATTTCCATTAGGAGCTAAGTTGGTTTATGGAAATAATGTTTATCGTTATGTTGGAATAGGTGGCACAGCAGTAACAGCTGGTAAACTCTTACAACAACCAGCAATAGTTTCTGACCACGCAAACATGACAGCAACAGCAGCAGTAGCAGCTGGTGAAACAGCTATTTCTGTAGAAACAGGTGGAACTGATTTAACCTTAAATCAATATGCAAATGGTTATCTTTGGGTAAATGACGTAAATGGTGAAGGGCAAATGCTTAGAGTAAAATCTAATCCAGCTCACGATCATTCATCAGACCCATCAGTAGTAATAACTTGTTACGATGCACTTAAAACTGCTTTAACAACTAGCTCGCAACTATCATTATTGGCTGACCCAAATAACGACCTTATTGTTGCTCCAGCAACAGAAACAGGTGCGATTATGGGAGCTACAGTAGTTGATTTAACAGCAGACTATTTTGGTTGGGCAGTAATGTCAGGACCAGCAGCTTTGCTAACTGTAGGAACTTTAGTTGTAGGTAACGCAGCAGTACGTTCAGGTGGAACAGCTGG